TCACACCTCGACCACCACCACCGGCAGGCTCGGCGCCACACCAGTGATCTGGTCCCCCTCCACGTAGACCATGCCACCCACCTGGGCATCGCCCTGGCAGGTGCGCACCCCACCCCCTACCAGATCCACGCGAACGCGCGAGCCACTGACGCTGATCACCTCGCCTACTTGTCGCGGCGTTGCTGGCAGCAACGCTAGCAAGCGCCTGTACGGGTTGGACATTGACTAATCCTTCTTCTCGCTTGACATTCAGTAATATAGCTCTACAACTCGACATAAAATGACTTACAAAGCATACTAAGTTGTAAACTGTAATGATTAGGATCGCGCAACTATAGTGATAACCCTCACGTCACTCAAAGAGTTGTTGATCTATGTTGAATTAGAGATTACTTGAAAACATTATCTTTCAATCTACTAAAAGAATCCATAATTATGATTACAGAACATTTAGCGCTCTGGGGAGCTATAACTGGCACGATCGGCACAATAGCAGGTATTGTAAACTTATGGCTAAGATTCAAGCAGCATAACTTAGATAAGCCGAAACTTGTATGTATTGCTGATTTTCAATTCTACGATCCAAGCACTCCAACCCATAGTCTAGTAGCTATTAATGGCGGGAAAAGACCCATTACCATAGATAAAATAAAGTATTATATCAATCCACCAAGCTGGAAACTTAAAATAATAAAAAGCAGATCTCACAAATTACATGGATTCAGCTATATACAAAAAACTCGAAAGCTTACAATCGAAGAAGGACAAAATAAAGCATTTAATATTGACATACCCAATGGTCTTCCAATACACAATATTTATAAAGTATCTTTTTATGATCAAACAAACAAGGAATGGCATGTAAAATGGCCACGAACTTCAAAGTTAAAAAAACTAACTAGTCAAGAGTTGATTCATGAAAGAGAAATAACATCTGATAATTTAACTACTATAATGAAAGGATGGAGATTAGGTAACAGCTACTATATTGAATTGATAACCAATTCAGACACTGAAAGTAGCAAAAACTCTAAAAAATTCTATAGAAACCTAACCTCAGTACAGTATGACAATATAATAGCCACTCTAGAGTGAATAAAAATCGCTAAAGATCGAATGAGCTCAATACAACTTCATTGATGACATTACAATCTAACAGTAAGCCTAAAACTATGAATATGATTACTATCGGTAATGCAGATTGGAAGGAAAAATTTGTAGAGATGTTATGGCTATACGGAGAACCAAGCCTTACACATCTAGACGAGTGCGTAACATTTAAAGATAAACACTTGCCATCCAAAATATACAAATTTATAAACCTAGATAACATGAGCAGGGTTATTAAGAGCATAGAAGATAACAAGATATATCTGAACAGCCCTAGTAACTTTAACGACCCTTACGACAGTATGTGCAAGCTATCAATAGCCAGGCTTTTAATTGTTATAAGAAGACAGGCGAAGCTACATAAAGCCATCAAAGAAAGACTGAACTTTAACTACTGCAAAAACACCAGCCAAGATATATCGCTCAAATTAAAAACCTTTAAAAAGGAGCAAAGAGAAAATCTTGATAACGAAAAAGACAGAATTCTAAATAGATTTAAAGACATACTGCTCATATCCTGCTTTACCGAAGATTATCAATCTGTCTTAATGTGGGCTCATTATGCTAAAAACCATACTGGCATTTGTATAGAATATGACATTTCCGGACTGAATGAACTTCACATACTGCGAAGGGGACTGCATCCAGTAATCTATAACAATAAAATGATCGACATAACCAGTCTGATCTTTCGCCAGCTGAACAATCAACCTATCAATCTTTTATTAATACTCAAGTCAACTATATATAAAAGCATAAATTGGAGCTACGAAAAAGAATGGAGACTGCTAATCAAAAAGTCTTCTAACAATTATATCATCGCACCAAAGCCTACCAAGATATTCTTGGGCTCTAAAATTGATGGTAACAATGAACTAATCCTGAGAAAGCATTGCGATAGGCTATTAATAGATGTATCGAAAATGCGCCACTCCGAGCATGAACATAAAATGATACACTATTAAAAATTCATAAATAGAATCTCTGCAGCTCGATAGACTGGCGCACGCTCAGGGCACGCCCCTGCAGGCTGGCGCTGACGCTCACGCCACGCGAGACACCACGCCAGCCATCGCACTCGATCATCATGCCAGGCAGCAGCAGGCCGCCCAGAGAGGCCGCCAGGGGCATCTGCAGGCTCTCGGTGCTCTGGCGTAGGGTAGCGGCCAGCTCAGCGATCCCGCGCGACTGGGCCGGTGCCTGATCGGTGATCAGGGCATCCACCACGGTGGGTGCCAGCTGATCGCCTGCGGTGCCCTGCCGGATGATCTGGGCCTGGATGCCGCCGGTGTCGCCATGCAACCAAACGGCATTGCGGGCATCACCTGGCTGCTGATCGCTGCCCAGCTGGGTGATGATGTCGCGCGGCACCGCCAGATCGACCTCGGCCTCAGACCAGCGCCAGGGCGCTGCCTCGAAGCGGGGCGCGACGATGATGGTCTGATCCTGCTGGTGGGCCTGCACATAGCCGCCGGCCGCCTGGGCGATCCGCGAGATGGCGTCGATGGGCGCGAGGCTGTCATAACTCCACGCGCCGGCGGGCACCACCCAGTCAGTCATGCGCCAATCCAGTGACCAGCCCTCTGGCAGCTCAGCACGGGCGAGCTGCGAGGCGGTGGCCTGGCTGTCCTCGGTGTAGCTGCGCGCGGTGGCGTAGGGCGCGCCCAGGTACGCCGCGAGCGAGCGGCCGCTGATGGTCACGCTATGGCTCTGCCAGCTCTCAGAGCGTCGCCAGCCATCCACCAGGCACCGCCACTGCTCGCCATTGATCTCGGCCATCACCTCCACCGGCTGGCCATCGGTGCCAGTCACCAGCGCTTGAGCGTCACTCCCTGCCAGGCCGGCAGAGAATGACCATGCCCAGCTGTCAGCGTCGATGCTGAGCGTCATCTGGGTGGCCGGCAGCTCCAGGCCATCGGAGAGGCGCACCAGGCGCGCGGAGTTTTGCACGATATAGAGCCTTTTGACGGGAATGGTCGGGGTGGGTATCTCACACGTCAGACCGAACTGCAGCACCCACGGGGCGCTCGGCATGGCGTGGCAGAATTGCAGGGTGGTGCTGCCCTCCACCGGCTCGAGCACCGGCGGCTCAGGCGGATCTGGCGGCAAGTCGATGCCAGGCGGTGGCCGGCGGGCCTGCTCCCAGGGCACGCGCCAATCGTCGCCGGTGGTGCGCCCCTGCTGATAGGGCACATCCATCGTCACCGGCTCGAGGGTGCGGGCCTCCTCATAGCGCGAGCGCCGGCGGGCATCATTGCGCGGCGGGTGCTGATAGCCACTCGAGCGAGCAGCAGCGATGCCCTGCCCCTGCTCCCATACCGGCCGCGAGGATCTGCCCGCGCGGGGCAAGCTCAGCCATGCACTGCCGCTGAGGGTGCCCAGGATGCGCTCGGCCTGCTCCCACCGCGAGCCACTGATGGCATCGGTGCGGGGCCGTGCCGACCACTGGCCGCCCTGGCTGGCCGCAAGCGTTGCGCCCTGCTCGAAAGCTGACGCGGTGGCCCCATAGGGGCGAGCCGGCTGCTGCCAGCGCGTGCTGCCTTGGGCCTCGAGCGGGACCGCGTTCTCGAAGCGAGCACCGGCACTATCTGATGGCCCACGAAAGACATTGATCTCGCGGGTCAGCGCGACATCGACCACCGCCGGCGCACCCAGCGTAGCCACCAGCGAGATGTCGATGCCATGCTCGAGCCGGATCTCTGCCGTCACCGGCGGCGTGGTCACCTCCAGGCTGAGCGACTGGATCAGCTCGAGCTGCGCACGCACGGTGGCCACTGGCATCACCAGGCTGGCCGCGATCTCGATAGCACCACCCTGGGCGAGTCGAGCATCGAGGGATGGCGGTGTCAGCTGAGCATCGAGCACCAGCTCGCGCGGCAGCTCCACCGCCTCAGTGGCACCACCAAAGCCAAGCACGACATTGCCACCCGCCGGCGGCGTATAGTCACCGGCGAACAGCAGCAGCAAACCAGGATCGCCCCCCAGGCGCAGCTCGAGCGCTCGCGCATTCCAGGGTGTAAGACCCTGGACAAACTGCAGCCTGATCTCTCTCACGGTGCCCCCTAGCCCTCAGCGAATACCATGCGGCTGATCCGCGTCAGTATCCCGCGATAAATCGTTGTCGAGCTGATGGTCACGTCAGCGCCTGATCCCTCGATGCCGACATCCAGATCCATCACCCAGGCACCCTCGCCATCGACCAGGCGCGACCAGGTGGCCTCGCCATCAGCATCGGCCATCACCTCCTCGAAGGCTGCCCCCGTCAGGACGCCACCAGAGAGATCGGCGGCGAATGGCTGGGGCACCTCCAGCGTGGCCAGCGCCACCTGATCGGTGACGGCAGCGCCAGGCGATGGGCGGGTGCCGGAGTACACAACAAATGACGCCGGCGAATCGCCAGCATCTATCGCACCGGCGATGGCCGCCAGGCGTGCATTTTTCACGCTTGTCGAGAAGCTGATCACGGGCTGTCCTCCACCTCAGAATGCACGTTGTCTGACACGACAGCGTTTTGCTGCAGGGTGTGATCGAAGGCCATCACGTAGAACGCGATGCGCGTATCGAGGTCAGTAAAGCGGTATTTGCCATCGGGACCGCTCCACGTCTCGCGTGCAATGCGGCCAGTGGCACGCTCATGCACCCGCACCCGCCGGCTGACGGGCTGGGCCTGGATGTCCAGCACGGTGCCGGCGATCACGCCACGGCGCTCGGGTATGGGCAAAACGCCCCCAGGGTTGGCCGTATTGGCCGCCCCGCCACCGAACATGAGGTCCGCCACATGAGATATGCGCCTGCTGATAGTGCTTTCCACGCTGAGCATCCCGCTGAGCGTTACCGCCCCAGGGTTGGGAATCCCGCCATAATCGTTGACCAAATGAGTCGAGACTGGCGGCAATGCTTTAATATCAGTTGACACTAATTCTATTTCGATATGGTCAACAAAGACTGCATCCTCCCCTTCTTTTACCGCAATATTTTTGAAGTAACGCAGCTCGATAATGTCACTATTTACCTTATAGCCTGGCAAGGTTTCTTTTTGCCAATCAACTTCATTTCCATAACCACCCGTGACATCGCCATCTAAATAGAAAATGTTATGGGCACCATAGGTGCTTTTCCTAAAGTATAAGCTGACAATGCCGCCTTGCGTATTGGGTATCAGGCTCGATAAATCGAGATAAGAATATTTTGTTCCTGTCTCGTCCATGGGCGGCGTTCTGAGCGCATAGCTGCCATCATAGGCCGGCTGCGCGCCATCGTCCGTCACTATCCAATCGCCTGATATATGGCTGCGCCAGCTGTCATCCTCGAAGTCAATCGTAATCGTTGGCATCGCATCTGCACCTTATTCCCAATGATCGAGATGGAAGCCAATCAAGTACGGATGATAATTGCTGATGACTGTCCATTCCGTAAATGATACAGAGTCGTACTGCCCATGATCTCTGGCGGTTGCCAGCATGAATAGGACTGGCCGCCCCTCGAGGCTGGGCACGTCATCCAGTATCTGCATATCATAGAAAGGAACGGTGCAAAGCGGCTGCACTATCCCAGGCATATACCCCCTGAGAGCTTGATAAGCGGTTGAACCTTGTATTTCCTCCAAAACACCAATCTTTCCAGATGCAACATAAAATCCGTTATCCGCTGGGTTTGGCGCACTAAATGCGCCGCCTATTCTTTTCCCGTACCCTAGCAAGTTAAAACTTACGGACTCTGGTATCTGAGTGTATTTTCTGGATATCTTGCGAAGCTCCTCATCATCAGATTCCTCAAGCCTGAGAAAATCGTTATACATATCATAATTTGTACTCGACCACCCAGCTGAGCTATTAATTCCATTCAAAATGAAATGGTGTGCATCGGCGGGGCGCACACTATCAAAATTACCTAGCACCATAATTGCGCGTTTGCTTGAGCGCCCATAGCTTAGGGCAAAGTAGACTAATTTACCGTTAGTAATAAGCACCCAATCTCTTTTCCCATAGGAATACTTTGCGTATTTATCCTCCCAATAACGATGAGACGCTGGCCACCATTGCTTCATCGTCTCTTGATAATCGGAGAGATCGGTATAAATCTCAGCGACTGTCATTTTTACGCAATCCGCCGAAGAGGTAACATCGCTATCCGTCGGGTCATCATCCGTCATGATCACAACATGATCAGTGGCATCAGGCATGGTCGAGCGGAACGATGCCTGATAGGTGGCGGCGTCCTCGTCGATGAACTCCCATGACTTGGACGGACTGGCCTTGATCTCCATGCTCTCGCCGGTCGCAGCGCCAGCGCTCGGGGCAGTGTCGGGGGCGAACGTCAGCCAGCCGGTGCCCACGCTCACCACTCGATGCTCGCCATTGTAGCCGGCTTGATCCGCACCGCTGATCTCGATCACCTGCCACGGCAGGAAGCCATGCCCAGTGCTCAGATTGACGGTGGCAAGGCCGGTGCCGCTATCGAACTCCATGCCGTCAATGGGCATGAGATTGAAGCCAGTTGAAAGGCAGGCTTTCATCAGAGCGATCATCTCGCCTGGCGTTTGATCTGACAGCACCGGCGCGCCGCCCATGTTGCTGCTAAACCACTTCACGGGAAAATCGGCCATCTTGAACGTCTCCAGAAACAAGGCCGCCCAGCGAGTGGCTGGGCGGTTGAGGGATAGGGATAGAGGGTTGCGCCTGCCGCCTATGGTCAGGCGTTGGCGTTGCCACGGATCTGCAGCCGGAAAGAATCTTGCTGGCCGCTGGCCGGCCCCTGCAGGATCACGCGCGCTAGCCACATCGGGAAGCTCGCACCGATGGTCGAGAAGCGGATCACGTTGCCATTCACCCAGCCGGCCCCGAAGCCAGCTGCCTTGAGCGTCCAGTAGGGTACGCCCTGATTCGGGTTGGTAGGCGAGCTGTCCTCATTGGTGCTGCCCACGCCGATCTCGCCCACGGTGCGGCCGATGATGCGGAACGTGCTGGAGCTGGTGAAGATCAGCGCCCAATCCTCAGTGATGGCCCCGCGATTGGTGATGATCGGCGGGTAGGTGGTCACGTTGTACTCGGCCAGGGTGCCATCTGCGCCATCGTTGTCATCTTTGCTCCAGTCTCGATCCCAGCTCGAGAGATCGAAGAAATCAGCCACGCGCGCTTGCAGATCACCGGCCACCATCGCGGCGCTGACCAGCGTATCGCCGGCGGGGTAGTCATGGCTCAAATTGCCCTTGAGGGTCAGCGCCCCCGATAGATCCACGTCACCCACCAGCAGCATGTCCTCGACGCGGTGCAGGGCGTACCAGGGTTCGGGGTGGGTGGCCGTGTCAGGTGCAGCGAGCTGCACGGTGCCGGCGTCGAGGTCTGCACTGTACTGGGTGGCCGGCACCTCCTCGCCGGTGGCGTCCTCCACCACCAGACTGGCCAGCCGCGAGCGGCCGACATCCAGCGTGGTGCCGCCACCGATCCCCAGCGGGAACGGGGCGCGAGCAGTGTGATGCACCACCACCACGCCGCCGGCGCGATAGATAGGCACGCGGCCATCGCTGGGCAGGCGCACGGGGTCGATGCCGATCAGCTCAGCCTCGAGCGGCAGCGTGGTCAGAATGACGGCATTGAAGCGCGCGGTGCTCGGGATCACCTGGGTGGGCCGCCAGATCATGCCGGCGTCATCCACGGCCGTGGCGTCGTACCAGGATTCGGCGCGCTCGGCAGCGCTCAGGCTGTCATTGCTGACCAGCGCGCCGAAAGTGACGCGCACCACTCCCGTCTCGAAGCTCACGCTGCCTGACATCTCGTCACCCTCGATCTCGCCAGAGAGTGCCGCCTGGCCGGTAATCGAGCGGCCGTCGAGCGTCGTGGCCTGGATCAGCAGACCACCCACCTGCAGCGGCGAGCCTGGCGTGCGGAAAAACGCCTCATCGAGCGTCCAGGTGCCGAAGGTGCTCACCAGCGTTTTGACGGTGATGGTGGCGCTGGTGCCGCTCGGCCAGTCAGTGATGCGCGCATCGCCGGTGCCATAGTCGATGGTCCCCGCGAGAACGCCGGCCCCGTTGCTGGTCACGCTGCGATAGAGACTGCCCTGGCGGTCGATGAACGTATCGCCTCGGAAGATGAAAGACAGCGTGCCAGGCACGACGCTATCTTGCAGCAGGGGCATCAGCTCGACATCGAGCGGGGCGAGATCCTGGGTGATGGTGTGGGTGGTCGGGGCGGCGCTGTCCAGCTGACTGGTCAGCCAGACGCTCGAACCATTCTCGAAAACGTCGCGCTTTTCTTTGCTGCCCCACTCGCGGTGCGTGGCGTCGCCATCATCCCATTCGCTGACCTCGCGGACCTTCTCGACCTCGAAAGTCACCGCGCCGGTGGCGTAGTCGATGCTGCCCTCCCAGCCGCCACTAAAACCACCCTGCCCATCATCGGTGATGGTGTAGGTGACATCGGCCTCGCCGCCATTCTGCTCGACAGTCTCCCAGGTGCCGGTGCGCGGACTGCTGCGCGACTCGCTCTCGCTGCTCGACCAGGTGCGCACCACCGACCAGGTGATGGCGACGCTACCAGGACGCACCGGCGCATCGCTGATGCTGAGGCTGACCAGGCCGGCCCCGTTGGCAGACGGCAGAAATTGCTCGGTTTTCGGTGCCCCGTAGTCATATTCGATCTCGACCTGGGTGCTTGCATCTGGGAAGGCATCGCCATTGAACTCGACATACGCCTCGCCAGGCTGGGGCGCGCCACTGCCGTCGGCATAGCCATAGACCACGCGGCCGGTGGCTGCGCCGCTGAGGCTGCCCAGGCCATCATCGGTGGCCGTCTTCTCGCTGCCGCCAGAGATCCAGCGCACGGTAACGCTGCCAGGCATCACGCCGGCGTGATCGAGCACGAACGTCATCCAGGGTTTGTCGATGGTGGCCTGGCCGGCGCGGTCCTCATAGTGGGCCGGCGTGCCCCAGCTGAACAGCACCGAACTGCCGACATCCGGCAGGCCGCCCAGCGTCACGCTGACAGATCCGGTGGCGTAGTCCACGCGCCCCGCCCCGCTGCCGCTGAGATCGCCATTGGCGTCATCGTCGCGCAGCTCATACCACTTGCCCAGCGAGCGATAAGCGATCACCACGCTGCCAGGTGCCGGCAGTGGGTCCAGGCGGCTGACATAGGTGAAACCGCGATTATTCAGCTCGATAGCGATCTGGGTGGTGCTGGCGATCTGCGCCACCTCGAAGGTCGAGCCACCGCTGCTGACGCTGATGGTGGCCGTGCCGCCCACCTGCACATCGGTCACCGCCTGCTCGGTGGTGGTCGCCGGCACAAGCGGCGCATAGGTGCTGGCCACGGTGACGCTATTGGCCCCGAAGGTGGCCGGCTGGGTCAGGGTGCTGACGCCATAGTAACGGGCGGCATCAGTGCTCTGCCCCTCGCGGATCACGGTATCGGGGTTGAGGGTGCCAGGCTTGGGCTGCACACCATAGACACGCTGGCGCAGCGCGGTGGATAGCCCCAGTGTCAGCACGCGGCGCTCGAACGTCTGCACGTTGCTGCCGTTCTCATACTCAAACGTTCTGATCTCGTGGTCGATCTCTGAGATGCGCACATATTGGACCTCGCCGGCGGCATCGCCCTGCTCGGTCATCAGCGCCAGCACATCGCCCAGATCGGGCAGCGTAGCCTCTGGCATCTGAAACGTGATGATGCTGCGCTGGCCGGCCAGCTGATCGCCCAGCAGCGTCATGCGCGAGGTCGCGCCGGCGGTCACATAGCTCTCGACATAATCGCGGGACTCGGCACGCTCATCAGATGGCGAGCCGGTATCGAACATCACCACGCTGACATTCGGATCAGCCGGCACCTGGTCAATGATCGCGTGCGCGCCGAAATACTGGGCGGTGTTGTCGGTCAGTACGCCGGCACCCACCTTGCGCAGCGAGGTGCGCCCCGCTGCGCGATCAAGATCAGAGATGTCATCAAAGATGTCATTGCTCGCGCCATCGGTCACGGGACGGCCAGTCAGCCGGCCACCGCCATCGGCGTTGTCGGTCATGCGCTCAGACTGCAGGATGCGGATGTCGCCGCTATGGATTGTTTCGTCGGCCATTGGGCTGGCTCCTATAAGTTGCTACGCCTTTCTGCGGTATAGCTTGATCACTTTCATGCTTATGGGTATTTGTCCAGCCGATAACCATTATTCGTTGACCAGATGTTAAATATTAATTCGTCGTAGCATGTAAATGTTTCTTTGACTTACTGCCCGTACATTTCGATAGTTATCTCGCACGTTTAATGTTCAATCCAAAATCACATGAGAGCTAAATATGACAGGCAAAATCAGAAGATCCGAGCTACAAATTGATAAATACTCATACACTTGGAGTAGGGATAGCGGGGATGGTGAATACGCTGGCGAACTTGATAGAGCGAGAATTGATAAAGATGAAGGCTATGAAGTTCTTCACTTCATAGAGTCATTGATGAATAAACTAGGGTTAACGGGAGCAGACAGCATTCATGAAATTGAAGACTTACTACATTCACCTAGCCTTTCAGAAATCGATATGCGCAAAGATTTAGAAGAATTGATCACACCCGTGATATCTGCGAAGTGAAAGATCAAGCCGTAATCAGGCGCAGCGTGATGGTGTAGGGGTGATCCGCCCCTTGGCCGCCAGCGGCGAGGCGATAGACCTCGGTGGCCGTGACCGCCTCACCACTGGCACGATCGAACACGCAATCGAAGGTTTGCCCATCGCCCCAGGTGAGCGTCATGGGCGTACCGTCAGCCCGCGGTGTGGCCGCCAGCTCAGTGAGAGCCAACGCGGTGGCGCGGGTTACCCAGGCCCCGTTGCCGCTGGCGAGGGTGATGGGCCGCCCTGCCGCCTGCGCGGATTCCTCGATGATGAGTGCCCCCGTCAGCGTGGGCGTCTGCACTTGGCCGACGCTGTGGGACACCAGCTCATCGGTCCACTGGATGTCATCGGGCAGCACAATGCCCTCAAGGGTGATCGCCATGGCGTTCTCTCAATAGAAATGAAACGCCCGCCATCAGCGGCGGGCCGTCGTGCGTGAGGCTTGGGTCAATCTGTCAAGGAAGGCATCGGCCTCGCTCTCATCCACACCGTTCAGCGTGACCTGCTGGCCGGCGATGTTGAGATCCACCGCCACGCGGCGTTGAGCCTGCACCGACTGGGTGAGCTGGCTGGTACGGTTCTGGGCGTCACGGTTGTTCTCGCGCTGGGTGGCCTCAGCCTCCTGCACGTTTCGCTGACGCTCAGCCTCATCTGCCAAAGCCTGCTGCTTCTCCTGCTCAGACTGGGCGCGGATATCCTCAAGGCGCAGATCATGTGCGCGTTCCGCGAGCCGCAGCGACTCCTGCGCCGCGCTGATGGTCTGAGCATCGCCCAATGCCCGGGCGGCGTTGAGCGCCTCCTGAAGCTCGGTCTGTTGCTGCTGATACCGCAGCGCCTCGACCTGGGCGCTATCGCCCTGCAGGCTGGCGAGCTCCGAGCGCAGACTGGCCAAGGTGTCACTCACGCTGTCTGACAGCGACTCGACCTGACTGCGCACCGACTGAATGGCGCTTTCGAGGCCGGAAAGATCCGACTCATCGAGCAGGTCGAAGCGGCTTGAGAGATCGTCCATGTCCTGTGAGAGTGCGCTGGCTGGCGCCCGCCCTGCCTCGATCTGATCGGTCAGCGATTCCACGGCGATCTTCTGCTCGAGGAAGGCGATCTCGGTCTGACGTGACGTAGTGGCGAGGTCCGTCATCCAGGCCGTGAAGCCGGTGGAGTCGAGACGGGTGGCGAGGTTGTCGCGAAGATCACCGATTTCATGATCCAACTCGGCAATGCGGTCCTGCATTCCCTCGATGCCTTCGGCCTGGGTATCGATCCCCCAGTCAGTCGCGAAGGCCTGATAAGCGGCGTCACTGAGTGACCGCATCTGCTCTTCCGTCTCGTGCAAGGCATTGCTCATCAGCTGAGCAATGGTCTGGGCACTGCGTGTGACAGAGGCCTCCACCGTCTTGGCCGTGTCGGCAGAGGCCTGCTGCGCCTTGTCTCCCGTGTCCCGGGCTGCCTTGGCCGTGGCTTCCTGCGCCTCGATCCACTGCGCCTTGAGCGTGCGAGCCCCGGTCACGCCATCCTTGACCAGCCCATCGAGAACCGCGCCGAAGGCCTTGATGCCTTCCTTCGAGCTGATCTGCTCCTTGGCGCCGACATAGGCACGGCTCAGCTCCTTGGCGGACAGCTCACCGGTGGAGGCGATCTTGGTGAAGGCATCAATGGCCGAGCGTTCCGCCTCGGTCACACCGGTGCGAATCTCTTCCAGGGTGGTGCCCATGTCCTTGGCCAGGCGGGCACCGGCAGACTTCCACTTGGTCGCGAGAGAATCCGCGCCGCTCACGCCGTCATTCACCAGCCCATCGACCTGATCCTTGAGGGCGGCGATCCCCTTGTCAGACTTGATCTTGTCCTGCGCCTTCTCGAAGGCCGTCGCTAGCTGCGCCGCACTCAATTCACCACTGGCCGCCAGCGTGGCGAAGGCATCGAGGGCTTCCTGCTCGCTATCCGCGATACCACTGGACAGCTCGCCAAGCGAGGTGCCGAGAGATGTGGCAGCGTTTTCCAGAGCCTTCTGGCGTTTGGCGGCCGCATCCGCTGCCTGCTTGGCGGCCTTCTCTTCCTCCTCGGCCTGCTTCTTGGCGGCAATGGCCGCAGCCTCAGAGGCAGCGGCCTGCTTGGCAGCAGACTTGGCGGCTTTCTGCGCGGCCGTATCGCTGTTATCGAAGGCGTTGGCCGCGTCCTTCCCTGCCTCGGCAGCCTGTTTGAAGTAACGCGCGGCATCCTTGTTGAGGTCATAGAGCGTCTGTTCTGCCGCCTTGGCCTTGGCCTGCGCCCTGGCGACTTCTTCATCGGTAGCAGCGCCAACCTTGTTCAGCAACTCGAGCGACTTGGCGTTGAGCTGCAGCACACCGGTGCTGACGCTTGCGATGCCGGCCGTCAATCCGGCGGCCGCTGACTGCACCAACCGGAATACGGCCAGCAGAGAATTGCCCATAAACTGGCCGGTATCGACGACCGACTGCATGGCACCGCCAATCTGATCGCGATGCTCTATGAAACTGCGCGCCCACTCACCGCCGGTGCGAATCACACCCCCGATGGCCGTGGCGAGGTCGTCCAGCAGCCCGGGGTTTTCCGCCAGAGCCTTCTCGAAGTCAGCGGACACCTGATTGACCGCCGGTGACAGCTCGCCCATCAGGCGATTGCTCAACCCTTGTAGTCGGCCTTGCAGGCGGGTGATGGCGGCATCGGTCGCTTGCAGATTGGCGATCTGCTCGGGGGACATGATCAGCCCCACCTCGCTGGCCTCTTCCATCAGAGCTCGGAGTTCAGCGGCATTATTGGCAAGCAGTGGCTGCAGGCGTGTGGCATCGTCTGCCAGCGATTCCAGCAGGTTGACCTGAGCTGCCTGGGGCAGATCCTTCATGGCATCAGCCAGGCGCAACATCATCTCGTCTGGCGCCAGCTCGATCAGCTCCTCAGCCTTGATGCCCAGAGCATCGAGGGCGTCCTGAGCCTCACCGCCGCCGTTCTGGTAGGCGTCACCAATCTTGTCGGCAGTGTCCTTGAAGATATTGCCGGTCTTGTCGGCATCGATACCGGCACGCTGAAAGGCGTACTGATAGCCCTGCAGCGCCTGAGTGGAGATACCCAGCGAGCGCGACGTGATATCCAGCTGCTGGGCCATCTCGGCCTGCTGAGCGGTGTAGCGCGTGGCCCATCCGACGGCCAGCCCTGCCCCTGCCACCGTGGCGGCGGCAGCACCGGCAGCCCACTGTTTGAGTGAGGCACCCGCTTTCTTGAAGCGGCTTTCGCTGCGCTCGGCTGCCTCACCGGATTCGCGGGCGGCCGCGGCGGTCTCACGCAAGCCGGATGCCAGCGAGGTCACGTCGTCTTCCAGCTCACGGGATTGGCGGGCCAGGCGCTGTTCTTCATCGGCCAGGTTGTCGATGTCCACACCCGCGGCGTGGGCATCCTGCTGCAGGCGCGTGAGCTTCTGGGCCTGAGCCTCATGACCGGCGGTCGCCTTGTCGGCTGCCGCGCGGGCTTTGTTGAGGGCCTTTTCCTGCTGCTTCAGTTCGCGCTCGACCGGCTTGAGCTCGGCAGTCAGCTGGGCCGCACTGGCACTGGCGTTCTGCCACTCTTCCTTGGCCTCATCCGTCGCTTCTCGCTGCTGCTGAAGCTCATCACGCAGGCTGTTGAGGCTTTGCGCCTGGGCATCGTAGGCATCCTTCGCCTGATCCACTGCACCACTGGCCCGCGACAATGCCTGCCGCTGCTCGTCGGTGGCGCTGGCGCTCCGGCCGATCTCGGACTTGAGGTCACGCACACGCTGGGCGGCATCACGCCATGCCTGACGTGCGGCGGTGGTGGCGGTCTGGGCGCCCTTGTAGCTGGTCTGCAGCTGGGTCAGCGTCTGAGTCTGGGCGACATGCGCCGCCTTGGCGTCGTCCGCCTCTTGAGCAGCCCGCTGTGTCGCCAGCCGCAGCGAGTCCGCACCATTGGCGGAATTCTCATACGCGGCCTGCAAGCCGTCAGCCTTGTCCACGGCCTCGCGCATGGCAGTCCCGGCGTCATCCACGACCGCCGCGACCTTGTTGATCTGGGTGACCAGCTTCTGTTGCTGGCCGATGGCCGACATTTCTTCAGAGAGGCGCTCGACCTCGGCTGAGGCCTCGCTGCTATCCTGCCCGAGATTGTCCAGCTCGCTCATCAGCTTGCCGATGTCTTGCAGCCCATCGACCGCGGCCTGAATGCGCAGCTGAATGTCACTCTGATTGGCCATCGTGTCGTGCTCCGGACATGAAAAAGCCCGCCAGATGGCGGGCTAGGTGGTGCAACTCACAGCAGGCAGGCTCAGACCTTGCCCGCCTTCTTCAATCGATCCAGCTGGCGCACCTCGAGGGTGAGGGAGTCGCCGGCGGCATACTCCTTACCGCCGTGGCGGTGCGCCTTCCTGAGCTTGACGCTCACCGAGTCGGTGGGCTTTGCCTCAGTGCCGGGCTTGGCCTCAGTGCCAGTCTTGCCCGTAGCAGTCTTGTCGGTCATGGCTCGCTCCCGTTAGCTGTACATGGTGGCGGTGTAGGCGGCGCCCTTGCCGGGCGGCACCACCAGCGAGCCGGACAGCTGCCCGGTGATGAACTCGGTGCCCATCAGCTCGGTGGCCTGATCCGCCGACAACACGGCACGGAAGATCTCGACCCGGGTACGCTTGCCGGTGGCGAGGTTGATGCCATCCACCAGGATGTAACGCGGCTTGGAGATCTCGGTGTCCCCCATTACGCGATGGCCGGTGACCGCCTCGGTGTCGTAATCCACGGTGACATCGCCTGCCGCGGCAGCGGTACGCGCCTTGATGAGGCCGGCACTCAGGTTGATGTCGCAGTCAGCCGTGACATCGGTAGCGTCCTTGGTGACCACGACACTGCCCGCGGCCAGCGAGGAATGCGGCAGCGCCGCCCAGGCCCCTTCCGTCAGGGTCAGCGCCTCACCGGTCACGCTGTCAGCTTCAGCATCGGCAAGCTCTGCCGTGCCGCCAAGCGTCTCCGCCAGCATGCTGGCCGGCATGGAATCGAACTGGATGGTGACACTGGCCGAATCGCTGGGCAGGTTGACGGCATCCAGCGCCTGGCCGTAGTTGTCCTTCTGATAGGAAGGGCGAGAGATGCGGTTCACGCTGGTCGGCGTGATGCTCAGGGACGGCACGTTCATCGGGCCATTCAGGGCGCCGAACTTGCCATCGGCATCCACCTCGGCCATGAAGATGTCGCCAGACATGATCAGGCCTGTGTCTTTGAAGTCAGCCATGAGTTACCTCGTGCGGGTGTAGGTGATGGTCACGGGCAGATAGATGGGAAGAATGCGGCTGCCCAGCTCCGCATCATCCAGTTCGGCTTCACCAGTCGTGATGGCGACCGCCAGCCCATCCAGCAGTACCTGGCTCTCCGGATAGATGGCGTTGTAAAGATCATTGAGCAGCGCATCCTGACCGGCACGCCCATGCGTCTTGAGGTCGAGGTAGGCCTCGATCTGAAGGCTGATCGATTCCTTGCGCGTCCCCCGCCCGGCACGGGCATCCACATTGCTGGCCAGGCGACGGACATGCAGCAGTGGTAGCGGGGTCTCCGAGCGCAGGTTGATCTGGATGGCCTCGGTCTCGATATGCGCGATGTCGGTGGCATGGCCATTGGCCGTCGAGATGGCCGCCAGTTGCGCCACGAAGGCATCGATCACGCGGGTGATGGGCGTCATGTAGCTCTCTCCTTGGCCAGGCGAGCGAGGAAGCGTTGCTGGAGGTCGAAGGCGACCTGCTTGCGCAGCTCGCCATTCACCTGATGATTCCAGTGGTTCTTGAGGGTCCAGCCGTTGGCACGGGTGAGGCGACGCTGGCTGCCCTTGCGGTAGCGCACCAGCGGTGTCTTGCTGCCGCCCTTGGGATTGACGAAGCCATAGACCCGCATGCGCTGGCCGCCCTTGCGAATCCAGATACTGGCGCGGGTACCGGTGCCATCCTCCACCTCGGTGCGGTACTGCCAGAAATTGAATGGCACCGGTGAGCGGCTGAGCGTGAGGCTGGCGCTTGGCTGGTCCTTGCTGGCCTTCTCGACCGTGATGCGCGAGCGCACCGCCGTCGGCCTGACCTTGCCATCGGCGCTGATGTCATCGATGAGCTGCTTGCGGGTCGCGGATGCCTGCTCATTGATGGCCGAGGTCATCGCGCGGCGGGTGGCCGCGGGTAGCGCCCTGAACTCCGCCAGGCTATCGGTCAACCCCTCGATGGCCACGCCCTTGGGCAGCCGTGAGTTCTTGCCACGCTTGCGAGGCATGCGGCCTCCTGTCAGCGAGGAATGGTGAACAGCTGCACGGTGATGCCGTCATCGCTGCCTTCCACGATGCCTTCGATCTCGAGCGCCAGGCCGGCGATGTGAATCCTGTCGCCGGGCTCTGGCCACGGCCAGCGCAGCTCCGGTTGCAGTATCTCGACCACGTTGCGGGCCTCATTGGCCTGGCCGATGAAGACGTTCTGCCGGTGCAGCCATGCCTGAATGGGATAGGCCTCCCCCCTCATCGGCTCATACTCGGCCACCACGCCTTGCAGGCGACGCGCGGCAATCTCCACCATGCTGCGTGCCGGATCGAGGGATTCGATGATGAACAGCACTCCGTCGCGGCGGCGGATGATCTGGCCTGCTGCCAACTCATCGCGGGGCCGCATACGCACCAGCGTGGAAGATGGGGCACGGATACCCGCCTGCTCTTCTCGCCCGGCACTCTTGGGCTCCACGAATTCGGCCCAGACCTCACGCAAGGTGGGCCAGCTGGGCGGATGCCCGGTGCGGCTACCCAGCAGGGTGACGCGATGACGAAGCTGTCCGGCGCGCATAGTCACCTCATGCGAAGTGGTAATGGGTGTAGTGATCGACCAGGGCGCCCACGGCCATGGGTACCTCTGAGGTGATGGTGCCGATGACCACGGCTTCACGGGTCTCGTACCAGTGGCCGATCAGCAGCAGCATCGCGGTGGTGATGTCGTCATCGATGACCAGCGCGTGCTCATCCCCTTCTGCCGGGATGGCGTCGTGGGTTTCATACAGCGTGCGCCCCGTGCGTCCTTCAATGACGCGACGGGCCGCATTGGAATAGGTCTCGAGGAGCTGATCGTCCTCGGAGAAGTCCGGCTCCAGCCGGACGTGCAACTTGATGATGTCCAGCTCGAGCATCGGCATGCCTCATGGGGTTGGCCCCAACAGGCAAGGGCCGCGCGATGGCGGCCCTTGTGTCAGGTGGTGGGTGAGGATCAGGCCGCCTTGCCGGTCAGCGCCTTGATGGCGGCAGTGTCCTGCAGCACGCAATCGAAGCGATGGAAGGCGAGGAAGGCCGTCTGGTCGAACTCGGCATAGCGTTCGACCAGGCGCTTGAGCGTCATGTAGTTGATGCGGCGAATCACGAACTGCTGGAAGTCACCGGCGAACATGAATTTCTTGCTCGCGGCCATGTCCTCGAAGCCCTGATCAATGAAGTAGGACTGACCGAGTACCGTGGATGGCGCCAGGCCCGCGACGGCCGGCAGCCACAGCGGGCGACCCTGGCCATCTTCCATCTCGGTGATCTTCTGCAGGGTGTTGTCGTTGAAGCCCAGACGGAAGTTCGCCGCGCGACGGTACGCCGGATCAATGCTGTGGATCAGCTTGGTGATGTCCTTCCAGTTCAGGCTGGCCGCAGCGGCTGCCGCCACGGTGCCAGTGACCGAGGTAGCGAGGCCCTTGGGCTGCTGGGGAGTGCCGGCACCGGTACCGCTCACCAGGTACTTGGCTTCGGCGCGACCGATACGGGAGCCGATGCGCGAGGCCAGGAACCCCTCGATATCAAAGGCCGAGTCCTGCAGCAGCTCGTTGGAGACACGGATGACCTTGGAGCTCAGCTTCTTGGCGCCGAGGTTCTGGATGCCGAACTCGACATCCTTTTCACTGGCGGCGGTGTTCTCGCCCAGCAGCTCGCCCTCTTCCCCGGTACCGTCAGACACCGGCCATTCGATGGTGGCGCCATCGGAGGTAGTCAGGATCTGGGCGACCGAGGCCAGCCCGCCATAGTCCTGCATGGACTCATGGATGCGGTTGAGCATGGTGGTCGGGACGGTGTAGCCGCCCTTGTCATTCTCGCCCGCTGCCTGAGCTCGCATCTCACGCATGATCGCGCGCTGCTCTTTGCTCATGTTGCCCATGCCTTCACGCACGAAGGCATCGAAGGCCGCGGCACGCTGCTCATCCACGCTCGGGCCCTGGGACTGCCCAGCTTCCGGCGTCTGAGACTGGCCGCGCAGCTCCTCTTCGTTGTCACGCACGAAGCGCTGATCTGCATCGCGCAGGGCTTCTTCGCGATCGATCTTGTCCTGCAGGCCATCCAGCTCGCTCTTCATGGACTGCCACTGGCTGCGCTGCTCATCCTTCCATTCGGTGTCACCGGCATCTTCATGCATCTTGCGCATGTCCTTGGCGACGGCCGCGTACTTCTGCTTCAGTTCAGAGAGTTTCATGTAGCCTCCACGGGCTCAGGCATTGATGAGTTCAAGGAAGCGCTCGCGGGCGCGGCGCTGATTGACGGCACGCTGCGTGATCTCTCGGAGTTCATCGCAACGGGCTTGGAGCGACCGCTTGGCGGCGCCCGCATCGGGGTAGGCCGGATAGGTCACGGGGGACACATCCAGCAGGCGGCTGAATCGGTGGATAGTGCGCACGATGACGCCGTGCTCGTCCTCGCCCCACTCGTCACCATCGGGGGCGACTCGGAAGGCGAAGCTGGAGCCGGTGATGTCGCCCCGTGCCAGCGGCGCCATGACCAGATCACGCACCGACTGGGTGTCGGGTGGGTCGATCTCATAACGCAGGCCCTCTTCATCCACGGACAGCGACAGCGTGTTGCTGAGGGTGCGGCCGAGCACGAAGTTGGGGTCATGGTTGAACAGGGCGCGCACGTCATCGCCCAGCACGTTGTCGAATGCACCGGGGGCGATCTGCTCCTTGAACATGCCCATGATCATTTCGCTGCGCTTGTTGAAGACGGCGCCGTGGCCAATGATCCGCAACGGCTGGCCGTCTCCGCCCGCTTCGGCGCGGACCTCGCACGTCAGGGCGCGCTTTTCTGTCTCACTCATGATGTGGAGTCCTCGGGCGAGGGTGACTGGCCCAGCTGACTGGCTGGGGTGGCGTTGACGCTGATCAGCATCTCGCTGAGGCCATCGCGTGGGTTCATGTCTTCCAGGGCGCGGACTTCGTTGCGATCCATCCAGCCATCGGTGATGGCCTTGTGATAGAACTCGGCACGCTCCGTGGGGGTGCCGCGCAGCAGCCCGGCGAGGTTGAACTTGGCGTAGTAGCCAGCCCGACGCTCGGTGGGCGTGAAGATGGCGCGGTTGATCTCCTGCTCCCAGTTGATGACCCAGGGCATCATCGTGTGCCGCACGAACTGGATGGCCTGCTCGGAGATGTTCGAGAAGGTGGCCTTGTCCAGGTCGTTGATCATGTGCGCTGGCACGTTGAAGATGCCGGCCACCTCGGAGCGGTTGAGCTTGCGCGTCTCGAGGAACTGGGCGTCCTCCGGCGCGATGGTGATCGACTTGTAATCCAGCTGTGCGGGGAGCATCAGCGTCTTGTTCTCGGACTGGCGCAGACTGGCCACGGCCTTGGCCCAGGTCTCCTTGAGGCGATTCCAGCTGTCGGCGTTCAAGCTGTCCTTGACGGTGACAAGCCCGGTCGGGCGCCCGCCTCCCTCGAAGAAATCCTTGCCGTAGCGCTGGGCCGCCAGCCCGAGGCCAATGGTCTCGGCGTGCTGGCGCACCACGCTGACGCCGGTGCGATCGTGCGAGCCGAGTGCACGAACGTGGATCATGTCCTCGGTCGCGACGGCGCGTGAGCCATCCTCATCGGTGACGGCATATAGCCAGCGGTTGCCGCGCTTCACCGGACTGCAGTTCCACGGGCAATGGCGTTGCAGGGAGACGGCATTGCCCCGCGCATCCCGAACCACCTCGGTGTAGCCATTGCCCCAGCCAAGCACGTGGGACTGGGCCGTCTCGCGCCACTTGTAGCTGGTCTGCCAGTCGTTGGGCTCGTCATGCAGCAGCTGATACGCGGGGTGGTCCATGGCGGCGGTGATGACGCCGTTCTGCTTGCGCATGACGTGCAGCGGCAATTGCGCCAGCGAGGATGACAGCACGTAGATACAGGCGTAGACCGCGCCAAGCGTCATGGCGCTCTGCTGGTTGACCGTGATGCTGGAGTCGCCATGCAGATAGTCCGCCAGCGTCTGACCGGTGAGCGGTGTTGCCGGGTTCTCGACCGAGCGGGTGGAGAACAGTTGATCGAGAATCATGAGGCCCCCTTGCGCATGGCGCGTGCGCCGAGCAGTGCCAACACCAGTAGCAGGCTGCCACTGACCATCAGCGCGTCCGCGAGGCCGAATCGCAGGTACAGGCCGCCCGTCAGGCTGGCGAAGCCGGCCAGCCCGAGGGTGTCGAACAGTAGGTTTCGCATGTCACATGACCAGGAAGTCGTCGTCTGAGAGGGAGTCGAGAAGGCTGGGTGGCTCGACATCGAGGGTGATGGCACGCCCCAACGCCATGAGCAGCGCGATGATGCCGTCGATCTTGTTGTCGGCGGCTTCCTTGCGCGGGTAGATGTTCTCTTTGGCGTCGGCCTTGGCGACCACATTGCTGGCCATCCAGGTGAGCAGCGGGTCAGCCGGGTGCGTGAAGCGACCGCCAGTGACGGCGGCCTCCATCTCGCGCATGGCGGGGCTCATGTTCTGGACCGTGTTGCGGTACTCAATGACTGGCGCGCCTTCCTGCATCAACTGATGGGCGAGCTGGGTAGCCCGCCAGGGATCGTAGGCGACTTCCTGCACATCGAAGCGACTGGAGAGGTCGAGGATGTCCTGCCGGATGACCTCGAAGTCGAGTTCTTCACCATCAGTGATGATCAGGTGGCCGGAGTTGACCCAGCCCTCATAGGCAGCGCGGTTGCTGCTGGCGCGCTCGATTGCGCCTTCCGGCAGGTAGCTGCGCACGAAGGCACGCCACTCGACCTTGGCGTCTTCGCGCACCTTGCGGAAGATCAGGCCGATGGCGGCGATGTCGGTCTTGCTGGCAAGGTCAACGCCCAGCCAGCAGGGCTCGCCCTCCATCTGGTCCAGCGACATCGAGTCATCGCCGGCCGCCAGCCAGGTGGCCATGTTCAGCCAGGCGCTGCGTGCCGAGACCCAGACATCAAGGTGCTTGGTCAGAAAGGAGTTCTGGCGGCTGGGGTACTGGATGGCGTCGCGCTGCGCCTTGAGCAGGAATTCCTCGCTGACGCTGACACCGAAATTGGGGTTGGCCTTGCGCAGCACGTCCGGAGACTGCCAGTCGTCGCCCTCATCGATGGTGTAGATCAGCGCGAAGAGTTCAGGGTTATCAACCACACCCTCGAGCATCTGCTGCGCTTGCCGGCGCTTGTCGTAGCAAGGGCCAGCGAGGTTGAAGCCAGCAGTGGTGATGATGAACATCAGCGGCTGATCGCGGGCACCCATGCCGGTCAGCATGGTCTCGTAGAGGCTGGGCGATTGGTGTTCGTGGAACTCATCGACAATGGCGCAGCTGGGGCTCGAGCCGTCGCCCGGGTCACCGATCATCGGTTCCAGGCGGGAGCCGTCACCGGGGATGCTGATGTTCTTGGCCATCACCTCAATGCCGGCGGCGCTGATCAGGGCCGGTGACTTCTGCAGCATCAGCTTGGCCGGGCGGAAGACCTCCCAAGCCTGCTTCTCTGTGGTGGCACCACAGTAGACCTCGGCGCCGTATTCCCCATCGGCGGCCAGCATGTAGGTGGCCACGCCCGCGGCGATCACTGACTTGCCGTTCTTGCGCGGTACCTCGATGTAAGCCTCACGGTAACGGCGCTGCCCACTGCGCTTGCTCATCCAGCCGAACAGCACACTGAAGATGAAGAGCTGCCAGGGTTCGAGCGTAATCAGCTTGCGTTCGCGCGCCCACTTGCCCTTGGTGTGAGGCAGCAGCTGAATGAAGGCGCATGCCCGCTCGGCGGCGTCACGATCGAACCGATAGGGAAAGGCGCGCGTCTTGGCCGCCTTCTGTTCATCGACATGACGCTGGCAGGCAAGGCGGACCCACTTGCAAGCGGGTATCCGGCCAGCCACCACGTCCCGAGCGTACTTGTTCGCAGCATTGACGTTGGGATAGCTGGCCATTGAGTGTCATCGCTTGTTGCCACCCAGCAGCTCGGCGAAGGGGTTGGCGGCATCCTTGGACCCGGGCACGGCCAGGCGTGCTCGGCTGGATGGGTCGAGACCGAGTGCGCTGCCGAAGGTCGTCATCTGGCGGGCCGCCTCATTCTTCGCGGTCAGAGCTGGGTTCTTGATGGGGGCACCGGTGGCAGGACTTTCCAGCACCAGGCCGCATTGCTGGATCTCGACCACGGCCTGACGCCAGGTGGCGTAGGCATCGCAGTAGGCCTCGAGCTGATGTAGGTCAGAGCGCGTCAGGATCTTGGAGCCGACCAACCAGGGCGCGAGCTTGTCCCAGGCATCACGGCCGATCTCGCATAGCCAGTCGGGTGCCGGCGGGGCTTCATCGAGCGCATCGCCCTCGGGCTCGTCATGGTTGATGGCACGCTTGCCGGCGTTGCCCTGCACCGCCTTCAAGTGGCTTGGTTTGGGCTTGCGACCTCGTGTCATCTGAGAATCCTTCGCGCTAGGCTGATTTTTCAATTTCGCGGGTGTGAGAAAGAAACGTAACGGAACGGTGGCCGCCCCCAAAGGTGGTAGAGATTGCACCCCCTCCCCCCTCTCAGGGCCTGCCTCAATCTCCTGATCTGGCCGCCAGTGCCTCGCTTGCCGTCTTGGCTTGGTGGCAGACCTTGCAGATCGCCTCAAGGTTGTCAGCGGCGTCTGTGCCACCCTGAGCCTTACCCACAATGTGATCGACTTCAGTGGCTGGCGTGATGCGATTCAAGCGCTCGCATTGCTGGCAGAGGTAACGATCACGCTTGAGAATCGCATTTCGCAGTCGCCGCCATGGCCGACCACCTCGGCCTTGCCCGCCTCGCCTACTCTTGCCCCAGTTGATAGCGCGATCGGCATGCGACTCGCAGTACCCGTGAGAGGCAGTCGTCTTGCCACCACACATGGGTGCCTTGCAGGGTCGTGGTGGTTTGATAGGCATATAAAGCCCTCAACATGAACGTCGATAGATATTTTTATTCTTATTGATGCAACTAATTTAGTGCACCAAAATTAACAAGACATATCTACACAAAGAGAGGCCGAGATGACGGCTCCTAGCAGCATCCGCGTGGTCGCTAGAGGCAACCAGTGGGCCGTGAAGCGAGAGGGGAAAACGCTGTGTATCAGATGTTTTACAACACAATACGATGCGATTGATTACGCACGCGCCCTCGCGGCCCGACTAAGAACCAAGCTCGTGATTGAAGCAAGAGGCGGAAACATTGTTGATAAATACTCACCATTACTACAGTAAGAACTACACATATATCGATCCACGGCTTTCGATCACAGGAGCCTCTTATGATGATCGAGATGTATTTCTATCAATGCTCTGATGGCTGGGCAGTGCGTCGTGAGTACGAAGACATCCCTCACAAGACGTTCAAGAGTGAAGACGAAGCCCGCGAGTACGCTAAGACTCTCAGTCACATCAAAGGCTACAAGCTCTTCGTCATCCGCGACGGGGGGAACGGGCGAGATCGTGTGATCTGACTAAATCATTCATTCCCCACGTCTTCTGGTCCATCGGCCAGGCGCTCGAGGATCGAGGCCGTCGCCGTGCGGTCATCATTGAAGCGCCGCCGCTGTGACTCATAATCGGCCAGCAGGCTGAGCAGATCGCGGTTGTATGTCACTGGCCTGTCAGGTGCAGGCAGTGGATTGAGCAGGTAGCTCGGCACTTCGGGTGTGCACTGCCACTCAGTTGGCATTACCACTGGCTTGCTCTCGAAGGCGCTGCAGCCACTCAGCAGCAGCGTCAGGCACAGGCCGGTCAGCCCAATCCCCAGTCGGCGCATCGTCTCTCTCCATCCGGCGTGCAGCTGCCCGGGCAGCCATGATTGAACGGTCATCCAGAGCGCGGCTGGCTTCGCGTGCCTCCAATGCGACGGACAGTCGCTTCATCTGATTGCCGTAGTGCAGCGCCATCATCTCGAGCCCGCGGTTGACCGCCTTCTCGGTGGATAGCTCAGCCTTGAGATCATTGGCATGCTGCTCGGCCTTGGTCGCCTCATAGGTCTTCATCGCACCCCAGCCCAGCACCACTGCCATCAGGATGACCTCGATCTTCAAGCCTGATATCAGCTTGCGGCCCCATGCCCACGCGGTCGTGATCAGTGCAGCCATCGTCCCAGCACCTTATCGAAGATGGCGTCAGACTTGGCACGCAGCCACTCGACACCGAGGAAAGCGATCGCAGCCCCGATGGCCACGGCCATGTCCTGATCCAAGCCGCCCCAGTCCAGCAGCGGCTTGAGCGCCAATGTCAGGCCACCCACCAGGGTCGCCTCGAGCAATGACTTGTAGAAGCGGCCACCAGCATGCAGGCCGCGCAGCAGTGCGATCACGAATGACAGCCCCGCTGCATAGAGGTTGGCTTGATACGGCTGTAGCCACTCCAGCAGCATCTGCCATGTCGATGGATCGCGGTGTGGCATATCGGCGGGCTCGTGGTCGTCGTCATGCATATGGCCTCCTGAGTCGGTAGGCCCTGCGCAGTTCGTCGTTATCGTTATGCGATGTGGCCGCCAGCACGCACGTACACGCCCAGCAGCTCATCGGTATCAAGCTCACGCTGCCCATAACCTGCCCCTGGCAGGCTCGCCCAGATGCGCCGGCAGGCGTGGATGGCCTCAGCGATACGCCCGTCATACACCATGCCCAATGCCCGACACTGCCGGATCAACTGCTTGGCTGCCTCATCCTGCGAGGCGGGCGAGAAGTCCGACAGGTGGAAGCGCTTGGCCAGGTCATCCCACGTCCCGACCAGGAACTGATACCGGCCCGCCGCCGTGCTGTGGATGTTGTACGACTTCAGCCATACCGACTGGCGGGGATGATCATCGAAGCCACCGAAGGTCTTGCCGCCCACCAGCACGTCATAGCCCTCAATCGAGCTGAAGCGCGGCGTGCCCTCGGCATAGGCAATGGTGTCCAGGAAGGCCGACAGATTGCTGGCATCATCAGCCGACGGATCAATAGGCGCATCGAAGCCCACCAGCTCGACCTCATCGAGCCAGTGCGCGGGAGCATGTGCAGGCATAGGAATCACCGGGGAGCAGATACGAAAAAGCCCCGCCAGATGGCAGGGCTCGCAAATTATATGGAACACACTACGAATATCGTCTGCGGGAACGGCCGTGCTCCAGCGCTGCCTCAGCTACGTCATGAGTGAGCCGTGTAAATTCACATTCCTCAATGACAACATCCAAGTCTATCCCCATGTCGTCACACACAATGCATAGAGACTCGCCAAGAGGCCTGAAATCGCCCCCTTTGGCCATCTCCACATGAGTCACACAAATGATGTCATCGAGCATGGCCGTCCTTAAAGGAAAAAGTTCGATTGATACCTCTCGCTTGCTCCAGCCTGCGCGCAAGCTCCTCCTCGTGACAGGCCGAACCTGCTATGTCACTCGTCAGCCCTAAGTGTCTATAGCGTTCGAGTAGCTCCGAGAAGGTGAGCTCGTCCCTGTTTCGCTCTTTATTTAGCAAAGCCCCTAGAGCCAGAAGCTCCGAAGGGTCAGCCTTAGCTCTTTCAACGAGTCCAGCGTCTATGTGATTCATGTTATCCCCTACTCAGAGTGCCCCCATCAGCGAGGGTGAGCCATATCGGGGAGAAGAGCCAAGTTACCTATCAACGAGATATAAACCAAAAAGCCCCGCCAGATGGCAGGGCCTTGAAATGAGCGGTGATCCAGAGACGCAAGAATCACACAATAGCTGGATCGTACCCTCAAACCCTCGCTTTTGCAACATATGGTAGTCAGGCAGCCATTTCAGCTTGAGAAAGCACCATATGCAGTAGCGATTCACGACCACGAGATGCCGCACACTGCATCGATTTGGCCGACTTGAACGGCTCCACCTTCACTGCCCCGGGCACCCAGCCCAGTCGTGCCAGAATCGCCACCTGTGCCGCCACGGCCTGAGATTGGGTCATCATGCGGGGGGACTGGCAATGCTGCACCGGCGGAATGGCATAGGCCGCCAGCAGTACCGCCATGCGCTGACGATCGGTCAGGCGTGACAGCAACGCCGCCGCCATCGTCCGCCACTGGCTTTCCTGCTGAAAGCGCTCTGCCGCCTTGCCGACATGATCCACTAGGCCTGTGCACTCGCCACGCCCTTCCCCCATGCCGCCCACCGATGACACCTGATGCCAACCGGCGTTCTGGTGGCGCAGCCCGGTGCGATACTCGATCTCTTCCTCGAGCAGCTCATCCAGAGCATGTGCCAACGCCTGCTGACGCCTCACGCCCTCCGGCAGCTTCTCGATCAGGCGGAAGGTCTCCGCCAGCCCCATATCCTCGATCCGCTGCATGTCCTGCCCTCCTACTCCGGATTGCTACGTGAGCGCTATGCCGTTGCCTTGCGCCACTCACTGCCATGCGGCATCACTTCTGGCTCACCGGCCACCACCGTCTCGGGCCAGCTCGCATAGGCCACCAGCACCGCCTTGGCCTCATCCACGCCTTTGGCCAGCACTGCCAGATAGCCATTGCCCTCCATCTTCTCAAGCCATTCGCGCTGAGACTTCGCCAGGGCAGCATCGTGAGGTGGCGCCGCTTTAAACTCGATGTAGAGCCCGTGATACCCGCCACGGGCCGTCGCCACCACCAGGTCACTCACCCCAGCACGCACGCCCTGGGCCTTGAGGTCGGCAGCCGTTTTCTTGTTGCGCTTGCCGCCATTGGGGACGTGATAGGTGACATCCTCGAGCAGCACGCCCACCGGCTTGCCGCGCAGCTTCTCGCCCTTGAGCCAGCGAATCAGCACCTTCTGCTCCAACCCTTCACGGTCGATGCGTGGCGCCGACTTGCGGGCTTGTCCGGCGGTACGGTTCGGCGACTTGCGGGCCGCCACCTTGGCGGAAGGATGTGTTGCCCAGCTCATGACGATGCCCTCACCTGATTGGATTGCCAGCGGCGATAGTTGGTGATGATCCGGCGCAGCATGTGCGCCGCCCTCGGCTCATGATCGATCTCGGCCCGACTCTTCACCCCGCAGGCCGTGCGAATGAAGTCCACCGCGTCTTCCTCCTTATGCGTACCGTCTGGCATCACGTTGGTGTCGATGCCGTGCCGGGCGCGGCGCGCCTGATCCAGATAGCAATGGAATCCCTCGGCCTGGCACAGCATCGCGGCCTTGCGGGCCAGCGGGCCACCAACGGGCTTGGGTGTGGTCTCAGTCACGCTTGCCCCCTCAGTCGCTCACCATTGGCATTGAAGCGGGGAGCGCCCAAAGCAATGCAGCGATTGCACGTCCCCAGGCACCCCGCCAGCTGATGGACGGCCACTCGCCTACCGCAAGCAAAGCAGCGGCGCAGGGCTGAGCGATTCGGCCGCCTGTAGCTGCCAGCGGGGCGATAGCTCACTGCAACACCCCCAACATATCCGGCTGACGCTTTACCGGTGCCAGGCGGATCAGGCGGTACTCATGTGCGGCACTGTCTCCACGCCGGCGGCTCTCCACGATCAACCCATGCTGGCGACGCAGATCTCGCAGGCGGGCACTGATGGCTGCCTCACTATCCAGCCGATCGAAGCGCTTGCGGATCTCGGCAGCCAGCTCATTCAGCATCAGCCACGAGCGCGATTCACTGAGTGCCAGATACGTCCGCCCTAGCTGGCAAGCTGGATTGTCCAGCGACGCGCGGCGCGGACGAGTCGCACCAGTAGACTTGCTGCCAATCCCCGTGGTGATTGCCTGATTCTCATGATTCGCCATGTGTCAGCCCTCCTCGCATCATCTTCAGTGCCTGGGCAGGTGTGATGCCTGCCAGTTCGCCCGCCGCCTTGCGGGCCTTCTCCTCCCCCGTCATGGCGGCACGTTCTGCCGGTGACAGCTGGCCGTCATGCCCAATGGCCGCTTGCGGCTTGAGGTCATCACCCCGAGCGTATCGCTCCACCACCTGCTGGTAGTACACGCGGAAGGCCCGTTCGTGCCGGTCCATGCGCTGATAGGTGGCCGAGGCCATACCGTGAAGGTCCATGTGCTCGCCAGCGGCAGCGATGGCCTCATGCGGATACGGCTTGCCGGTGAAGGCGTGGTCCTGCAATGCCTGCCAGGCAGTATCAAAGTCCGGCAGGCCCAACCCCTCGGGCGTCATCTGGCATAGCTCGGCGAACTGCATGGCGCTGTCCGGCGGGAAGGCGTTGCCACGCTGTTGGAGCGACTTGGCCGTACGGGCCTTCTCGGCCTGCAAGCCACAGCGCAGATGCTGGGTGCTCAGGTGGCTCAGGGCTGCCAGCCACTCGCCTTCCACGTCACAGCTCACCCACTGGCCATTCTCTTCAGTGCCCCAGCCCATTTCACGGCAGCGGCGGTGCCAGTGGGCGCCATGCAGCTGGGCCAAGCGATCGAACAACGCATCCACCGCCTTCTGGCTCACCCGTGGCAGGTCATCACAGCCACTCGCCATCGATGACGTCGCCGGACGGCGGCTGGCCTTCGGCTTGTTCACGGCGGCGCTGTTCAATGAGTGCACGCCCTTCAGCGGCTGAGAGTTTCGAGTTACGGATTGGACCAGTTGAGCGACGGCTTCCATGGGTGCCTCCAGCGTTGCGTACAGTGTTGTTCGATGAAGTGTTGGCGTTCTGACTCATGCAGGCCTGGCGGGCCGCCTCTCGCTTGCGGTTCTCACTCACCCAGCGCACGAAGCGAGTACACCAGGCATGATGTGAGTGCCTCCGGCCCGGCTGATCCGCGAAGTGCGCGGTGAAGTCCGCCAGCTCGCCCTGATCCCATGTCAGGGATGGATTACCCCGGCGCATCGTCTCCGTCTGCCAGTGGCTGGCATCCGGCTGCCAGTCCAACGTCATCGGCACCTGACGGGCGCCGGCAGTCGCTTGCGGCTGGCCGTTGTCTGCATGCTGGGCCGCTCGTTCGAAGATGCTCGGCTCGCCTGCGCCAGAGAGAGAGGGGTTAGGATCATTGGTACCCTGATTCGTCGGAGATTTTTCCGACCCTGGCACGGATATTTTTCCGACCCCTCTCGGAGATTTTTCCGAGGTCGGATTTTTTTCCGACCCTTGAGAATCAGGCGCCAAGGGACGGATCGGAGATTTTTCCGACCCTGTCGAGCGTCCCCAGGTCACACCCTTCTCGGTTAGGCGCATGTACGTCCGGTTGTCGCAACTGGTCATCACGATCAGGTCGAGCTTGGCCAGCTGCTTCATGAGCCGGTAGGCGGTGTCGTGCTTATCAGTCAGCAGCGGAAGCTCTTCGCAGATCTTCCCCTTGCCGATGTTGAAGTAGGTGTGGCCATCGATCTGACGCGCATTTGCCCAGGTCGGCACCTGATGCAGAAACGCAAACAGCATCGCCTGCTGAGCATTGAGCCCCCACTCGACGGCCTTGGCTTGATTGATAGCAACGAGATACTGCATCAGCGATATCCCCGCATCGCGCATTGACGGCTCGTTTGTGATCGATGCAGAGTCATGCCTCACCTCCTGCCAGTGTCAGATATTTGGCAGCGCGGGCCTGATGCCACTGCATGCTGCCTAGATCGCCGTCCTTGTCGCCGCGACGGGCCGCCAGCAACGCATTGCACTGGTGCCAGGCGGCATAGGCCGAGTGATATTCACCGGTGAGACGCGGCTGGTCTGGCAGCAGCTCCTTCAGCTTGGCGATCTTGCGGCCAGCACGAGACATCTCTGTCTCAAGGCGTGCTGAACTCATTCGTGCTGTGATGCTCATGCCGATACCTCATCGCCCTTGGCTGCCACACCTAGTGACAGGCGCTCGAAACGTCCTGCCTCGCTCATGTGGTGGTCGATCGACAGAGTGCGGCGGGCATCTGCCTGTGCCGTCTCACCCTGCCCCTTGCCGCACTCCAGCAGGGCCACTACGGCCAGGTGGTGCTGCATGCTCATGCGCAGGTCAATCACGCCACCCACTCGCTCGCGCTTGTCGATCATCACCGCCAGCCGATAGGTCTCAGCCTTGAGGGACTCACAGCTCCAACCCCGATAGCTGGTCAACATCTGCCTGGCTTCACTCGTCTTGATCGTCATGCCATACTTCCTTGGCGTTTTGAGATGCTTCCCCCGGATTGGTTTGGACGCCTTTGGGGGATTTTTGTATCTGGTGCCCGGTTATCGGCTCACCACCTTCAGCGGCTTGCGCATCGCTTGCAGCTGCCCCATCAGGGTGCTCATCTGCTGCTCAATGGCCTTGTGCTGCGCCTCAAGCTGCGCCGCCTCTTCCTCGTCCACCTCGCCATCTGCAATCGCTGCCTGAATCAGCGCCGCCATCGCGCCCTGCCCCTGCTGGGCATCCAGCACTGACGCGAACACGTCACCACGGCTCACCTGGCCCTTCGCACAACGCGGCACCGCCACCATGCCCAGGTAATCCAGAAACGGAGCCATCAGGCGCATCTGGTGCTCGCGGTCCACGTTCCAGAAGATCCCCACGAAATCGATGAAGCGCAGCGGCATCGGCTCGTCTTCACTGAGGCGGCGATACATGGACTTGGCTGACATGCCCAGATCACTCGCCAGCTGCTTGGGCTGGCACTCGAACGCCACGTCATGCACTGCGTCCAGGAAGGCATCCATGTCTCGCTCGATCTCTGTATGGGCATCCATGGTCAATTTCTCCGTGTTCGTTCCGTTTAAGCCGATATGGGCGGCGGGCTATGCTGTGGGTGTCAGGCGGTGTTCTTGTTTCGTAGCTCCGGGCTGGCTTTGAGCTTTCCCCTTGTTCGCCCTTCGATTTCGAATTGAACGCGGGCAGGGAGATCCTCAGGCCATTGCTGAACAGCACTCCGGGTTCTTCCAAGCGCCCTTGCAGCCGCAGCCATGCTTCCGAAGCAATCAACCAAGTCCTTCTTGGTCATTTGGCGTCTCCTTAATGTATAGGCCGAAGTATAGAACTCTATCCACAAAGGAGACAAGACTCTATACGCACATTTCGTATAGTTTTCTTGTCATACACTTTTGAAGGGCGATGCCATGAAGGTCCGCATCAAGCAAAAACGAAAAGAGGCGGGACTTAGCCAAGACGCGCTTGCCAAGCAGGTAGGAGTAACCAAGGGAGCCATAAGCCAGTGGGAGCAAGGGGCGACCAACCCAAGCGGTCAGAACCTGTACTCACTCGCGAAAGCCTTGGGCGTCACAGCTGAGTGGCTACTCAATGGCAGAGATTCACAAACCTCTGCACCAATCTCCGATGAACTGATCCTCCATGAACCGGAGTTTGTAGACGACGACGCTCCGCTCGGGCCAGATGAGGTAGAGATCCCCTACTTCCGCGAAGTCGAGATGGCGGCTGGCGATGGCCGCACGCAAGTCATCGAGAACCACGGGGCCTACATGCGGTTTAACCTGCCGCGCCTAGCTCGCGCCGGGGTAGACCCCAAGCAGGCGGCTTGCGCTACCGTAACCGGCGATTCAATGGAGCCCATCATAGTGGATGGGTGTCCGATCGGTATCGACAAGAGCTGCCGCCACATCATCGATGGCAAGATTTACGCGCTGGATCATGGCGGCATGTTGCGCGTGAAGCGCCTCTACCGCCTGCCGTTAGGTCGCATGCGGGTGGTCAGTGACAACCACATCGAGTATCCGGAAGAGGTCTACACCCTGGGCGATCCGGATGCCCCGAAGATCATCGGTCGTGTCTTCTGGTGGGAAGTGTTTGCCTGAGAAATCCTCTCGCGCACGCGTTACCAGAGAGAGTGGTTCAAGTAGGTAGGTTCTGGGTACGACAATGGCGTCACCCTCCCCATGACACTGGTGACGCTCTCCCCCTGACACTGGTGACACCCTCCCTTTACCGACACCATCATGAAAGCCCTTCCTTTCGGCGGGGTATCAGGAGGCCATATGGACATGCCTAGCGATCATCTCGCCATCACCGGACAGGATTTCTCCGACTATCTGTCCAAGCGCTGCCCAGGCCTGAAATGCCCGATGTGCCAGACGACGGAAAACCTCATGCTGCATGCCGACAGCTCTGATGGGCCTGCTCACCTGCTCACGACGCCAGTTCATGTTGGCGGCGGTGCGTTTCAACTGGGCAACTACTTCATCACGTGTCTCGACTGTGGCCATGTGATACTTTTCAATGCTCATCGGATTGAAGGATGGGTCAGGAGCAACAAGGAAGCTGCTGGTGAAGGTGATGCCAATGATGAGTAAGGGGAGTAACGTTTTCCCATTCTCCGGCCCCGGTAACGGCACGGGCAGTGGAGACAGCACGGGAGGAGAGCCGCCCATGAACACACTAGAAACACGCGTCACAGCACTCGAAGCTGATGTGCGAACACTCCGTGAGGACGTGGCGGTCATCAAGTCCAACTACGCCACCAAGGCGGACATCAACGAACTCAAGGCTGAGCTGAAAGCCGAGCTGCACTCCTCACTGCGGCTTCAGACCATGTGGAGCGTTGGCACCATCATCGCCGCCGCTAGCCTCGTCTTCGCCATCATGCGCATGGTGCCGGCTACCTGACCGGCCTCTGAATTCGACTCTGACCCGCCCATTGTGGCGGGTTTTTTATCGCTCACATGTATAGAAATCTAAAATAAATTCTTGACCTCTAGGTATAGATAGCTATACCTTTTTAATCCATCGACACGGTACATCGCCATCGTCACTGAGTGGATTGGAGCAGCCCATGACCGACACAGCCCGCAAGCATCGTTCAGCCTTCACTCTCGCCGTCATCGTTGGCGGACTGGTCACGCTCGCCAGCCTCACCCAGCAGACCGATGGCCCGCGCCAGCTGACCGCCAGCGAAGCCGAATACTGCGAGATGACCGCCATGTGGCAGGAAGACGCCAAGGCCGGTTTCGTCGAATCACAGCGCCGCGGCTGGCCGGACTTCCACGGCAATGCCGCCAGCCTCTGCTCCCCTCAGATTACGCATGGTCAGCAGCTCGCCAGTCGCTGATCACGCCTCGCCCCTCGGCCAGCAGGTGGTGCCAGTGGGGATTGCGAGCATAACCACCCGCAGGTAAGGCGCCGGTTCCTCCCTTGCGCTAGCGGCCTTACCCCCGACACCTGGGCAAGTGGTGTGACAGCTGGAGAGACAGCGCTTATCAGAGGGCATCGGCACTGCCGGTATCGCCTGATGAGCCCCGAACCGCCGGGCAATGCGGCTGCTCTTTAACAATCAGGCATGCCCAGCCCGCCCGTAGCGCTAGACACGCGAGAGGCCGCTGGGAGTACGCCGCCCAGGGCTGTCGAAATACTGGGAATGGTATGGGGCTTTGCCAATGGCAGAGCCCACCCGAGAGTGCATCACTGTGCATTCCCGAGTGGGCCAACCACCATCAGTAAGAAGCGAGGGCGAACGCCCTACGCCGGAGTTTCATCGTGCGCTGCCTGTGCTTCCCCGCCATGTCCCTGGCGGGGCTTCTTGGGCATTGGTGTTGCACCGCAAAAGAATCCAAGTACCTGCTCAAGCCGAGTCAGGCCAAGGTCATTTTCATACCACCCCAGATAAATGATGGCATTGCGGGTCGCAATGTTTTCAAGAGATGTCAGCGGCGTAGAATCTTGGGCAGATAGCGCATTGAGACCTGCCCTCACACTGTCATCATCAAGAGCATTGAACTCGGAGAGAAGTTGCTCATAGCGCTTCATCTGAGCCGCAGCATGCCCGGCCTTCTCACCGAACCGCCATACAAGCTGGGATGCCGAGAAAGTCGCAACTAGAATGCCGATCAAAACGCTATTGCCGAGTGATCCAGCAATAGCAGAGCCAAGCAGAATGAGGCCGAAGGTAATCAGATTGTCGAGCCGTCGATTAAATCGCTCGGTCATCTTTTCAACATGAAGTGAATACACGACATCGTATTCCAACTTCTGATTTTGATCGGTCATGGTGGCCTCTGTCGGTTGTCAGCTTTGGCCGGGCCGCTTCTTTGGCGGCTCAACCTTATGATTGGAGGTGTGATCTCTCTGCTCCTTCCTGGAGGGCTGAGAGGTGTTGGGCTTATTACCTGAATCCTTCCCTGCTGCATTCATTGCAATAACTCCTGGCTGTTGTGGTGTAACGCCAGATTAGCACAGCTTTATAGAGTCTCCTGCTGTTGTGGTGATAGCAGGCGCGTCACCTGCGTAGTGGTGAGCAAGCCGGGGCTGACCGGCACCTCATTCGCAAACCCTGACCTTGCCCACCCCAACCGGTGGGCCTTTTTGTGCTCACACGCCAGTCTCTTCTGGGGGCTGACCTGTGCGCTCAACCACTCAAGGAGACCAGCATGACGCTCTTTCTTCGATCTCGGGTCACCGTCGATGGCATCACCGCGACAATGGCGGAACACGCCGAGCGGCTCGGTATCGGGGAAGGGACACTCATGTCCCGCATGACGCGCTTGGGTCGTCATGACCCGATACTACTGCTTGATCCAGCCACCAGGTCTCGCAAGCCAGTGTCATCGCCCAGTCAAGAAGAGATCATCAGCACCTTGAGACGCACGCCCGCCGGCCTGTTGGCAACTGCCAAGCGACTGGGCGATTACGCCTCACTCAAACAGGCATCATCATGATTCACCTGCTACTCATCGCCGCCACTTGCCTGGCGGCTTTCTTTTACCTGCTCGCCGGTGGCTGGCTCGACACGCTGCTCACCAAGGATGACTGACATGACCCGCGATCAACTGATGGAAAGCCTGCTGCACCTCCCCCACCCGTGGCCGCGGCCCGAGACGGACTGCAATCTGCCGACCGACAACGGCCACGGCGATCTCGAGGGCTGGATCAAGGGCCCGACCAACAACGAATGGCACTACGCATGGATAGGCGCCCATGAGCGCCGCATCGTCATTCCCCGGGAACAATGGGAAGAGGCGCTACTGGCACACGTCCAACATCTCGAGCAACCAGTCAGCGATGCAATCGCAATCACCTCAGCAGATGAAGTCGATCCAAGCGACTGGAATGGCGAGGGCCTGCCGCCGGTGGGTGCGGTGGTGGAGGTTCAGATATCCAGCGAGTGGCGAGAGTGCGAGGTGATAGCGCACTTCAAGCAGCCATGCGGAATGGTGGCGGCATTCACCATCAGCCACGCCGGAGACAACAAGTCGCTGGATTACTATCTAGAAGCCTGCTTCCGCCCCATCCGTCCCGATCGAGAGAAGGCGATCGAGGAGATGAAGCAGATCACCAAGGCCGCGGCTGATGCTCATAGGCGCGAGCTGCACGGAGCATTGTCGGAAGAGTACCTGCTGGGTGCGCTCTACGACGCAGGCCATCGCAAGGTAGAGTCATGAACCACTCCCTCACGCACTAAAACTTGCGCCGCCGCCCCGAGAAGCTCAAGCAAGAGGCGTTGGTTACTAAAGCACCAGCCGTTGAAAATTAGCCGATCAGCGAAAAGTTGTAATTAACCACACCTGATATCATTGCTTCGACAATCCCCCACAGACAAAGCAGTAAGCTATTGGAACTACTTGCCACCCTCCTCATGTCAGTCACTGTTATTAGTATTCCCCTCATTATGACGTGGCTGACAACCATAAGTGATGACTGATCGCTATCCGCTGACTTGCGGATATAGCTAACAGGAACATCAAAGCACGCTATCCAAGCCCCCTCTCAGGGGGCTTTTTCGTGCTTGTTCGGAACAATTCGACACGGATAACACATGAACGTCATCGACCTCTTCGCCGGTGCGGGTGGATTCAGCACCGGCGCCAGCATGGCCGGCTGCAATGTGGCCTGGGCTGCCAATCACTGGCCGGATGCTGTCGAGTGGCACAGCCGCAACCATCCGAACGCAGCGCACATCTGCCAAGACTTGCATCAGGCGGATTGGAGCCAGGTGCCCGCGCATGACCTGATGCTGGCGTCGCCCTGCTGTCAGGGCCACAGCAAGGCGCGAGGCAAGGCCAGCGGCAACCCTCAGCACGATGCCAGCCGCTCGACTGCCTGGGCAGTGGTATCGGCTGCTGAGTACCACCGGCCGCCAGCCATCCTTGTGGAGAACGTCCCCGAGTTCCTCGATTGGCAGCTCTACCGCCCTTGGGTGCTGGCCATGCAGGCACTGGGCTATGCCGTCAGCCCACACGTAGTAGACGCCGCGGATCTCGGCGCCCCGCAGAATCGTATCCGCATGTTCCTGGTGCTCACCCAGTCCGCTCAGCCGCTGAAACTGAACCTGCCAACGCTCGATCACCTTCCGGCCGCCAGCTTCATCGACTTCGATGCAGGCCGCTGGCAACCCGTCGAGAAGCCCGGGCGAGCCGCTGCCACTCTCGAGCGTGTTCGCGCTGGCCGCGCCACCCACGGCGAGAGATTCCTGATCAGCTACTACGGCAACACTAAGACAGGGCGCTCGCTGGAACGCCCCATTGGCACCATCACCACGCGCGATCGCTGGGCCATCATCGATGGCGACCGCATGCGCATGCTCAGCCGGTGGGAGTGCCGGTCGGCCATGAGCTTCCCCAATACCTATCAGCTACCGGACAACCACCGTCTCGCAGTGCATCTGCTCGGCAACGCGGTCTGCCCTACCCCGGTCAGCCACATCATCAAGGCGCTGCAGCAAGCAGCATGAATGTGAGGAGTCTATGCGTCAGGTATCGCAAGCAACGTGGGAGCCGCCAGCGCATGGACCATGCCCGCAATGCGATGGCAGTGGCACATTTCGAGGCGTCTTCCATACCTCCCCATGTGTCCATTGTCACGGCACCGGGTACGCCGCAGAAGATGGTGAAGCACTGCCACTGGAAGACCTGATCGTGATGATCAGCAAACGACGAGATCACTGGCGCCGCAAGTACACATTGATGATGCAGGTGCCCGGTGTGCAAGACGCGATGGCCAATCATGCCACCGCGCAAGAAGAGCAGGCCTTGGGCTACAGCTCGAGCCGTTATCAAGGTGACTAGACAGGAGATGACCATGACAGACACAGCCACTCACCAGCCGCTGCGCTTCCTCCGCACCCGTGAAGTCTGCGAGAAGATAGGCCGCAGCCGCTCATCACTTGAGAAGCTGCTTGTGAAAGATTCCAACTTCCCGCGCCCCATCAAGGATGGCATTGGCCGAGCCTCGACCAACTATTGGTATGAGCATGAGGTTGAAGCATGGATGAGCCAATGGGCTACGCAGTTACGTCCCGCTGACGACGCTTGAACTTGTCCCGCTTGGCCTTGGTCATGCCGACTTCCAGTGCCTCAAGGTAGTCGGCATACCACTGCATCATCTTCCGTCTCTGCTCAAGGTACGACGCCTGGTTGTACACGCCCTCCAACCCGATCGGCTTGTGCGCAAGCTGTATCTCCGTCCACTGTAACGGCCACCCATGCTCACTCAGCAGCGTCTTGGCCGTGTGGCGGGCTCCATGCCCCGTCATCCTCTCCTTATACCCTGCATTCGAGAAGCAGCGATTGATCGCTGCATCCGACAGGACAGGTAGCTTTGCCCCCTCCCCAGTGAATACATACTTCGATCGTCCAGAAAGAGGACGCATCTCTTCAAGTGCTTGCAGTGCTTGACGACAAAGTGGCACGACATGATCGCGGCGCATCTTCATCTTCTCCGCGGGGATGTGCCACGACTTGCCCTTGATCTCGGTCCATTCCATCCATCGCACCATGCCTGGCCGCGATGCCGTCCACACGACCATCCAAGCAGCCAAGCGAGTAGACCGGCGGCTGGTTGTCATACGCAGCGCACGCAGAAAGTCTGGTAGATCTTCTTCCAGTAGATGAGGACGAGGCTTGGAGACAGGTGCCGGCGCCGCAACGTCCAGCAGGTTCGAAGCTGGGTTGTTCTCGCAATAGCCGTGAGCAATGGCGAAGTCGAAGATCCGGCGCAGAAAAGCTCGGGACTTCTCGGCAATATTGAAAGCCTTGCGGGCCTCAATGCCTTTCTGAACGCGCACGCAGTCAGCCCGTGACACATCAGCAACTGCCATATCTCCCAGTGCAGGCAACGCATCATTATCGAGCCAATGCCTCATCTTGGTCAGCGTCTTGGCCGATCTCCCCTGCATCTGCTTGTGCTCGTACCACTGCTCCGCGACCACCCCAAAGGTCCGGACACCACCGCCCCCTCTAAGGTGCTCCCGGGGATCAATGCCGTCGGCTACCAGCTCGGCAATCTGGATAGCTTGAGCTCGCGCTTTCTTGGCCTTGGTGTCCGGGTAACCCCCTACCCCCATGAACGACCACTTTTGCGTGATCGGGTGTTTGTAGCGAACCTCCCAGCGCTTGCGGCCAGTTGGCGACACGACGAAGTAGAGACGGTCCAGGCCATAGGCCTCACGATACTCACGCGCTTCTGGCTCGAGGGTAGACAACACGGTGTCTGCAAGCGGTCGCCGCTTGATAGCATCACGCTTCATGTATGGTGCCCATGTATGGTGGAACCTCACCATACACCACACCAT